CCAGGAGTACTAGTTGTTGAGAAGGACCTAACGAACATCATTCCTGCTGTCGCCACGTCTATCGGCGGCTACGTAGGGAATTTCGTCTGGGGTCCTGCTCAAACACCGGTCACTGTAAGTTCTGAGCTTGAGCTTATCAAAACGTTTGGTAAGCCAACTCTAGATACCTATGTCAGCTTCTTCTCTGCTGCCAACTTCCTATCCTACAGCAACAACCTAGTGCTTATTCGCCAGGTTGGTGCAACAGCCATGAACGCCGTTTCAACGGGTTCAGCCATCATGATCAGCGGCTGTTGGTGAATTCGCAGCTAAGTACCCCGGATCGCTAGGCAACTCGCTATACGTTTCTATGGCTGACTCAGTCACCTTCGCCGATTATGATGGCCTCGCCAACCCATGGCCGTATGCAAGCCTATTCGATGCAGCTCCGGACACATCAACGTTCGTAAGCAACGTTGCAGGCGATGCTCTTGACGAAGTTCACGTTATCGTTATCGACCAGGATGGTTTCGTCACAGGAACCCCAGGCACAGTGCTTGAGAAGTGGTCACACTTGTCAAAGGCAAGCGATGCGAAGAGCGATCAGGGTGCTAACAACTACTACCGTGATGCCCTTCTAGGATCACAGTACATCTACTGGATGGATCACCCAACAGGCATCGGCGCAGGGACTGCCTGGGGTGTCACCGCAGAGACTGCAATTGGCACGCCGTTCGCATCACTATCAGCAGCGATTGCAAATTCGCTGACGGGTGGTGTTTCTGAAACCTCACTATCAAGCGGCGAAGTCCAGACAGGATACGATATCCTAGCTAACGATGCATTGATTGACGTTAACCTTGTCTTCACGGGTGGCCACTCGGCTGCTGATGCGAAGTATGTTATCGACAACGTTGGTGATACACGGCGCGATTGTGTTGTGTTCGTTTCACCAGCACTTGCATCTGTGTTCAACAACGCAGGCTCTGAAGCGACAGACATTGTCGCAGAGCGTAACGGCGCGCTAAACGCCAACAGCTCATACGCGGTAATGGACTCTGGGTGGAAGTACCAGTACGACAAGTACAACGACGTCTATCGCTGGATGCCGTTGAACCCCGACGTTGCAGGTCTGTGCGCTCGCACCGACTACGTGGCTGATCCCTGGTACTCACCGGGCGGATACAATCGTGGGTTGATCAAGAATGCCGTCAAGCTTGCTTGGACGCCAGGAAAGACCGACCGCGATACGCTCTACAAGAACGGCATCAACCCCGTTATCACTGAGCCAGGTGCTGGCACAATTCTGATGGGCGACAAGACGATGTTGGCGAAGCCCAGCGCGTTTGATCGCATCAACGTTCGTCGTTTGTTCATCGTCCTAGAAAAGGCGATTGCAACGGCAGCGAAATTCATGCTATTCGAGTTCAACGATTCATTTACTCGCGCCTCATTCCGCAACATGACTGAGCCGTTCCTGCGTGATGTTCAGGGCCGTCGAGGTATCTATGACTTCTCGGTTGTGTGTGATACAACCAACAACACCGGTGAAGTGATTGATCGCAACGAGTTTGTTGCTGACATCTACATCAAGCCAGCACGTTCGATCAACTACATCACACTGAACTTCATCGCTGTTCGTACTGGTGTTTCATTCTCTGAAGTCGTCGGCAAGGCCTAATTTTACCAAACAGTTCTAGGAGAACACACTAATGGATATCATGCAATTTCGGAATAAATTAGGAGCGGGTGGCGCACGACCAAACCAGTTTACAGTTATTCTCAACTTTCCTGTAGAGACTGGAATCACCACAGACGACACATCGCTACTAGTTTCAGCAGCAGCTTTGCCTGCATCGAACGTTAACCCAGCCATCGTGATGTATCGCGGTCGTGAGGTGAAGTTCGCAGGTGAGCGCACGTTCGATCCGTGGACGATCACGGTAATGAACGACACAGACATGAAGCTACGCAAGGCGTTCGAGCGTTGGTCTGATTTGATGAACAACCGGACCGACAACAGCGGCGAGGTTATTCCTAACTTCTATATGTCAGACATTGAGGTTAAGCAGCTGGATCGTAACGACGAGGAGATTCGTGGGTACAAGATCTTCAACTCGTTCCCGATCACTGTGTCAGAAGTTGGACTATCGTATGCGGCTAATGATGTTATCTCAGAGTTCAATGTGACGTTCCAATACAGCCACTTCGAAGTCACGCCTCTTTAATCTGAACCCGGATCATATATAATGGAAATTTTCGGATACAACATATCCAAGAGGGTACCGTCGCCTACTGAAAAGTCGATTGTACCCCCTGCGGATGATGGCGCAGTAGATTCATTCAAAGCAAGCGGCTACTACGGAACATATCTTGATCTTGACGGCGGGACAAAGTCAGAGAACGAGATGATTAAGCGGTACCGTAGTCTTTCGTTGTTTGCTGATGTTGACATGGCGATTGAAGACATTGTCAACGCAGCCGTGGCGAACCTTGAAGAAGAAGATCCCATCAAGCTTGACCTCGACAATACAGGGCTCTCACCGAGTATCCAAGCTAAGATACACAAAGAGTTCGAGAACATTTCGAAGATCCTGAATCTGCGTCACAAGATCCACGATTACTTTCGGCGTTGGTACATTGACGGACGGCTCTATTTCCACAAAGTCATTGACACTGCCAAGAAGAAGGAAGGGATCAAAGACGTTCGGTATATTGATCCTCGCAAGATTAGGAAGATTCGCCAAATTGAAAAGGCGAGAGACCCTAAGTCGGGCGTGGATTTTATTAAGAAGATCGACGAGTACTACGTATTCAACGACAAGGGAATGTCACCAATTCGAAACGTGACTATTCCAACGCAGGGATTGAAGATCCTGAAGGACGCGATTTGTTTTGCTCCGTCTGGGTTGACGGACATGGACAGCAACATGATCTTGAGTTACATGCACAAAGCCATCAAGCCCGCGAACCAGTTGCGGATGATGGAAAATGCTTTGGTGATCTATCGGTTGGCTCGCGCACCAGAACGTCGTATCTTCTACATTGACACAGGAAACCTTCCGAAGCTGAAGGCCGAGCAGTACCTCAAAGACATCATGAACAAGTATCGCAACAAGATTGTTTACGACGCCGACACCGGCGAGTTGCGTGACGATAAGAAGTTCATGAGCATGTTGGAGGATTTCTGGCTTCCTCGCAGCAACGGCGGCAAGGGAACACAGATCGAAACATTGCCCGGCGGGCAAAACCTAGGGCAGATTGCAGACATCGAGTACTTTCAGCGCAAGTTGTATGAGTCGTTGAACGTTCCAATTTCACGGCTTGAAGCAGGTGGGGGCCTCAATTTTGGCCGAGCAACGGAAATCACTCGGGATGAGTTGAAGTTCACGAAGTTCATTAACAAGCTACAATTGAAGTTTGCAACGATCTTCCTTGACCTTCTTCGTACACAGTTGCTCCTGAAAAAAATCATGACGGACGCTGAGTGGGAAGATGTGAAATACAGCATCAAGTTCCAGTTCGTGCAGGATGCATACTACCAAGAGACGAAGGTACAAGAGTTGCTTCGGGCTCGCGGAGAAATCCTGGGAATGCTTGATCCGTTCGTGGGTAAATACTATAGTAAGCTCTACGTGATGAAGCACGTACTTCGTTTATCAGAAGAAGAGATTGTTCAAATCGAACAGGAGATCGCAGCTGATCCCCAGGACAATGCACCGTCACCTCCGTTGGGCGAGATAAACCCCAACCCCGATATTCAGCCTCCGGATCAAGCTCCTGAAAAGAAGCCACCCGCGAAGCCAGCAACAAAATCTAAGGAGAGTTCCAAATGATTCCTGAAGGACACGAACCTATCGTCAATTTCCTTAGCAAGGTTGTTGCAGGGGATAACGTCGAAGCTGGTCAGCACTTCTCAGACATTATGGTTGACAAAATCAACGCTGCGCTAGCAGATCAGAAGGTTGAAGTCGCCCATTCAATGTTCGGGAACAATGCATCCGTCGCTGAAGATGCTGACGAGGATGAATTTGAAGAAGACATTTCCTTCTTGAGCCAGGACGAGTACGACGAGCTTCCTGAAGACGAAAAGGCTGAGTACGAAGAACTCCCGGACGGTATTGACGAGGAGAACATCGTTGAGTACCAGCGCGGCTTGTGGCGCCCACCTTCGGACGTGAACAAGACAACAGGCGTGGCGAAGACGCCAAAGCCAGCTGTTGCTCGCACCGTTGCGAAGTCACCCGCGGCAAAGCCACCTAAGGTCAAGAAGATCAAGCCAACAACAAAGCCTAAGAAGGATCGTCTTAACGATTACTTCAGCATGCCTGCGCCGAAAAAGGGAAGCTAACAATGGACTTCAAAACTAACTCAGACATCACCAAGGGTATTGCTAGCGCATACTTGGCGGTGAGGCAGGACAAGGTTGAAGAAGCGTATGCAAAGACAGGCATAAAAGGTAAGGTTGAACGTCTAGCCAGAAAAGTTGTTCCTGGATACGGAAAGCATGTAGCTAAAGGACGCTATAAAGACCAACAGGGAGACGTAGAGATGTATGCAAGTCCTGCTACTTCCCAGGGTCGAGCAATGCGCCCTAGCGACCCTAACTATAAAGATGCAGCTAAGGCAAGTCGCACAGCTCATCGATATAGGAAAATTTCAAAGGGTAGGGGACCCTTCAAGGAAGACGTTGAACAGGTTGACGAGCTGAAAAAGTCAACACTTGGTAGCTACATCAAGCATGCAGCCAGAGATATGAGCACCCATTCTTCAAACGCCACTGATGAGTTCGAACGCAGAGGGACAGGTACTAAAAAGTATAAGAAAGCTCTTGAGAGGATCTACAAGCGCGACCGCGGAATTGAGAATGCCACAAAAAAGCTTACGAAGGAAGAAACCGTTACTGAAGGTCCCAAGTATGCAGGTATGACCAAACACACTGAGACTCCGGATGCCGCGAAGAACAAGGCAGCTTCTGATGCTCACAAAGACAAGGTCGCGGCAGATTGGGCAAAGACTAAGGAGCGTTGGGCACAATGGAAGAAGGCCAACCCCAAGGAAGCCGCCGCGCTTGCTGCCAAGAAGTCACGGTTCAATTCGTATAGAAAAGAAGACGTTGAACAGGTTGACGAGCTAAAGAAGTCAACACTAGGAAGCTATATCACACAGGCAGCAAGAGATATGAGCACCCATTCAGCCAATGCCCGTGATGAGTTCGAACGCAGAGGGACAGGTACTAAAAAGTACAAGGCGGCGCACATGAAGGTCTACAAGCGCGACCGCGGGATTGAGAATGCCGTAAAAAAG